TTTTGTGTTTCTAAATTATTAAGTCTTTCAATAACACCAAATGCAAACCATACGCCAACAGCAACTGCGCCAATAATAGACAATAAATTTCTAAGTGGCAAAGCCACGTTTGTATTATCGCTGACTTTCATTAGATCCCTTTTAAATCAGGATTAATAATATTTTCTTTTGCTCTAGGTCTGCTAGTTCTTTCTAAAAACATCTTTTTAAGTTGTGCTTTTAGGTTCTTTTCTTTTGTAACAGCAGAAGCTGGTGCTTTTAAATCTTTGTTATTCATAACTATTCTCCTCCCCAATCATGGTTATCATCATTAGTCGTACAGTGATTATAACTTTTTTCTTTCTTGTCTTCTACACCATAGAAAAAATTATCAGAATCTTCAGTTATCCAGTCTTTGTTTTCGACATTCCAATATGTCGTCTGCACTTTATAGTCCGGCCAGCTGTTATCAGTAGTATAACTAGACACGTCCCACAGAATACGATTATTAGGCTGAGCTGCAAAATTACCATTATCAAGCTGTAAAATATGCGCACACTTATGTTCTTGAGGAATTTCAGAATGTTCAGTATCCAAAATGTTAGTTTCTGGATGTGCCCAATCAATTGTAAATAAATATTCACCATGTAAAAACTTTTTATCTTTTCCTATATACTTTCCACGATTTCCTAAAAGAAAATCAAACTGAGTAATACTAGGATAATAACTAAAACAATTCCACAGTTCCAACGCGTCAATCGGCATATCGGGCACTTCGGCTCTATCATAATGTTTTTGGAAAAACGCTGAGATAGGCAAACGCCAATAGCACGCACCGTTCGGTAACAAGATGTTAAATAAGATGGCACGTCCTGTAATACTTGTGATAGAAAAGATAACACAATCAAGCTCACCTTTTTTATTTGAGTCCATATCATAGAGATACTCTTTTCTAACTTTTGCATAAAGCGTTGGAATGTTTGCATTTAAATAAGACACTTAACATTTCCACCTTCTTCTTGCAGCACAAATTCTTTTTTTTGGAGTTTTACTACAATCAATGTTATGCATTTTCATTTGACCTTTAGATCTTGAACAATAAGATTTTCTTCTTTTTGCATCTTTAGACCCAGGTTTAACCTTTCCAGTGACAGCAGTTTTTAATTTAGAACCAGGATTTTTTCTTCTATAAGCCATGACACCTGCCTGTGTCATTCCTGCACCTGATTCAGTTGATCTAAAATTTTTTTTATTTCTTTTTGGCATTCCACCTTTTTTGTAGATACCAACATTTTCTCTTTCTACACCTGTATGCTCTTCTAGGTAATCACCATAGTAATCATATGGATTCATTCTATCCATGAGATTACTCCGATGTTAAACCAGGTGCTGAATATTTATCTGTAAGTAAAGTTACTGAATTGACGGTTGTCATTGTAGATACAAAAATTCCTTTTGGAAAAACAATACCATCTTCAGGTAATGAAAAGTTAACCACGTCACCTGCTGGAACATCTATTTGAAATAGATTAGGTCCTGCTTGTGAAGTTGTTGTTAAAATAACGGTTCCAATATTAGTTGTGTCATTATTTGATGCAATAACACCTCTTAATCTTACTGGAGGTGAAACAACAGCCGTTGTTGTTGATGCTGTAAATCTTGTAGCTTGAATGTCGCTTTTAAAACTCATAATAATCCTATTTTAAGTTAATTGTTAGGGGCAGTAAAGACTGCCCCTAACTTATGTCGGTTACGCTCCTGGAGAACCGAAGATTCCTCTAGGGTCAGAGAAGCCGAAGCTGTATCTTTCTCTAGCTTTAAATCTTACGTTTCCAGTGTCGAAGTCACCTTCAATCGCAGTTTTGATTGGCGATCTTACGAAGTGCTTAAGACCATTAGGCGCATCAGTCATGATGAAGAATGCATCCGTGTCAGTTAAGAAGTGATTAACTCTGTAACCTTCTGGAATCATTCCCATGTTCATGATTGCGTTAATGTCGTTTTTCGCAAAAGTACCATCACCAGTTCCACCTACAGTTGTTGATAAAGGTGATCTTAAGATTCTCTCAGCAGTAAATTGTAATTCTTTTGGAATTATCATTTTTCTACCTTGAAGAGCGATCTTTAATCCTCTTTCGTCAACAAACGCTGCAATGTCGATTAGCGATTGTTCTAGTGAAGTTTCAGACAAGTCTGCTGCAGTTGACAATTCATTTCTGAATGTCCCACCATTTGCTAATGGGTGGTCAGTAGCACACAAAGGTTTACCATCACCACCTAATTGAGTAGTGAAAGCTCCGTTAAGAACGTTAGCTGCTTTGATCTGTTTCGATTGAGACATAGATCTTGCTAAAGCTCTTGTGTATCTAGCTGCTAATCTGTCGTATAGATTGTCTTCGATTGCTTCTTCAGTGATAGCAAACGCGAGAGCTACTGTCTCGTGTGAGTATCTTGAAGTGTATGATTCTGTTGCGTTATCGAAAGTTACACCAGCGCCTTCAGCTTTTGTTGGTGCAGTTCCGAAACCAGATAACATAACTTCTTCTTCGAAAGCTCTGTCAGATGCTTCTGTTACGAAGATTTCTGCGTGCTCGTTGTCGTATCTGTTGTATTCCAGGCCAAATAGTGCATTTAAACCTGGCTCTAGTTCTTTAACTAGTTGTGATCGTGATATAGCCATAATTTTATTCTCCTATTATATGCCTGTACCCTGAGAGTAGAAGTGGTTGTTAATTCTAACTAACACATCTACGTTTGCAGCATCTGCAGTGCTGTTTGACACATCTTGTGAAATGTCAATCGCCTGAAGTACTGTCCCAGAAGTTGTTAAACCTGATACACTAAAGTCCAATTGAACTTCAGAGATACCAGTTAAAGTGCTCCCTGTCGCATTTGTAATTGCGAAGTTTTTAAAGATGTCCTCTACATCAAACGCTCCATCAGCGTCAACTTTGTAAACTACATTCGGGTCATCGATAACGTTAGCAACGATGTCGCTAGCATTAACTGTACCAGGATAATAGTTTTTGTAAGTTGGCTTCTGAGTTGTAGGGTCTGTGTAAAACACTCCATTAAATACACCAACAACAAGATCAGAAGTATTCGCTACTGCTCTTTCGATTCCGCCACCTGTAACAGGTTTTACCAAGTCACCTTGATAAATTGGCGTACCGTAATTAGCCGCGATTCTGTATCTGTTTTGTGCATTAATAAATGGAGAGCCATCTAGTTTTCTTACGGGTTTTAGTCCGTATTTTTCTGCTACATTAGCCATTTGTTTTTTCTCCTAGTTATTAAAGTTAAACAGTTACTCTCTGGTTGCTCTTACAAAATAATTATTGTTTCGAACCACCACCAAAAGTAACGCGAGATTGTCTATTAATATTAATAGGCATCTCTGGTCTTTGCTCCTTCATGACATCGTTATCAACAGCATTCATTCTATCTTGCGTCATTTGTGCAAAATATTCTCTTCTTGCTTCTGCGACCTCAATCGGGATCCTTGCCAACAAACAGTCTGGATGACCAATTAAACCTGCGTGATCTCCTTTTTGAATAACTGGATAGTCATGATCGCCTAATTGATTTTTAATCTCTTCTGCTCTCACAAATTCCCAGCCTTCTCTTTGCTTCTTCATCACATTTCTGGTGTCTTCTTGTCCTGTTACAGACGTTCTGATCCATCTATGGATAAAGCCTTCTGGCGCAGGTGGTGCATCTAAACTGGATGCAGCGACCCAAGGTTTGGCTCTCAATGGTTTTTTTTCCATTGATGCGCGTGAAGTTCTTTTATTTTCGCTAGTCATGTTAATTTCCCTCCTTCACGAATTTAGCGTATTCTTCTAGTGGCACCCCTAATTTTTTTGCAATAGCAACTTGTGACTTGGTGAGTTTCACAGTTCTGCGTCCTTCTTGTTTTCTGCCAGCTGACGCAACCTTTTGGACGGGTTTAGATTGCACTGGTTGTTCTTGTTGACTAAACTTATGAGGAAAATTTTCCTTCATTCGTTTATCAACTTCATTATAATACTCGTCACTTTCAACATCAATACCCATGGCCACTAGGTCTTCATGGATCGTGAAAGCAGCATTGGTCATAACTTTGTTATTTCCAAACCAAGTATTTTTTGAAGCCCAAGATCTCGCTTTTTCACTAGGTTCAGGTTGTTGAACCTGTTGCTCAATTCCAGGAATTTGTTGAGTATCTTGTTGTTTAGATTCCTCTTCAAGCTCCTTTTTTCTGTTAGCTCTTGCTTCCATTT